ATTGGAAAGCCGGATATCCGGACAAGAACAATCACAGCATTGATTCGGTTCGTTATGCGCTCAATGATGAGTGGTTGAAGTTCCGGGAAGAAAGACCGAAAGCGCCAGCTAAGCGAGATGACTTCGGATTCAGCAAGCCAAAGCCTGATGCATTCGTAGGAGCAGCGGTTGATCAGTCGTATATAAACGGAGGTTGGTAGAGTGGCATATATGATCGTAGGCGTAGTCTTCGGACTGTGCCTTTTTATTATACCCCTATGGGCTTACAGGCGAGGCTTAAAGGATGGGTTAGCGCTCAACCAAGGAAAGCCAGTTGAGCCAATCAAAAGCCCTGTACAAGCCTATAACGAGCTGAAAGATACGCAGACAGTGAAGAAGGAGGCGAAGGTTGCCAATGATGCGTTATCCGTTGGGCTAGCTAATCTCATGGCTTATGACGGCTCGAAGCAGAAAGAGGTGAAAAATGAGTAAACGAAACCCGGATGATACGTTAGAGTGGCAACAGTACCAGGACGGAATCGACTACAATACTCGAATTAACCTATACGAGAACGTTAACAAGAATGAGCGGTTCTATTCGGGTGACCAATGGAACGGCGTGATTGCCAACGGGCTACCTACTCCGGTATTCAACATATTCAAAAGGATTATCAACTACTTTATCGCGGCCATTATGAGCCAAAATGTGGCTATCAAGTTCACGGCCGAGAATATAGCGGAAGATCCTGGCTTACCGGAAGAAATAGCAATGAAGGAAGCCGCTGACACCATTACGCAATACTCCGAGACTTTGCAGGAAAAGAGCAAGATGCACGAATTCTTGTGGCAATCACTACTGGATAGCTCCATATCAGGCGATGGATGCGGTTATAACTATTGGGATGCATCGATTGATACGGGACAAGCGCTAAAAGGCGACATTTGCCTCGAAAATATTGACTCAGTAAATGTATTTTTCGGCAATCCCAACGATAAACGAGTTCAAAAACAGCCTTATATCATCATCGCTTTCCGTGAGTTGGTTAAGAACCTCAAGGAAGAGGCTATAGCAAACGGAATACCGGAAGCACAAGTAAATCTAATCACGAGTGACGTTGATACGGATTACCAATCGGGAGACCGGTCGAAGATTGAGCTTAATTACAAGGATGAGCAATCCGGTAAATGCCAAGCATTGCTGAAACTGTGGAAGAAAGACGGCGTTATCTATGCGAAGAAGACTGTTAGGCAGACGGAGATTCGTCCTGAGTGGAATACGAAGCTTTCCCTTTACCCGATCGCATGGATGAATTGGGATCAGCGTAAAAATTCCTATCATGGTCAAGCGATTGGTACGGGGTTGGTTCCAAACCAGATATTCATCAACAAGATGTTCGCTATGGCGATGATGAGTCAAATGCACACGGCTTTCCCGAAGGCAATCTATAACAAGAATGTCATTACAGCGTGGAACAACGGCATAGGGACAGCAATTGGAATCGAATCCGACCTTCAAACGAGCGTTAACAACGTTGCCGCATACATGAATCCCGGGAACATGAGTGAACAGGTGTTCAAACTCATCGACCTAGCCATTCAGTACACCAAGGACATGCTAGGAGCCACAGACGCCGCACTAGGCGAGATAAACCCGGATAATACTTCGGCTATCATCGCAGTACAGCAATCGTCATCCGTGCCATTAGAGACGGTCAAGCGTAATCTATACCAATATGTCGAGGACATCGGCTATATCTGGTTAGATATGATGGCGAGTAACTACGGCAAGCGCAAGATAGACGTCATGGTCATGGGTAAACGAGTGGTCAAGGATTTCGACTTCTCAAAACTCAAGGATATGAAAATGCGCATCAAGATTGATGTTGGCCCATCGTCTTACTGGTCACAGATCACAGCACTACAAACGCTTGATGCCCTACTAGAGCGAGACAGGATTACATTCCAACAATACCTAGAACGTGTACCTAACGGCATCATACCGAAGTCTCAGGAGCTTATAGAGGAATTGAAGGCACAGGATACCAAACAACAATTCATCTACGAGCAGATGGCGAGGTTCATGGAGACATTACCTCCGGAACAACAACAAGCGTTGCAACAACTACCACCGGAAGAGATGGAAGCTAAACTCATGGAAATGATGATGCAACCACCAGAGGTAGCGCAACAACAGCAAGCCGAGCAACAAGCGCAGCAGGAACAGGTTATTGCTCAGCAACAGCAACAAGAACAAGCGGTCGCGCAACAGGCTCAAGCGGCTGAACAACAGAAATTCGAACAGACGATGGCGCTGAAAGAGATGGATATCAACGGCAAGATGGCTATAGAGGGCATGAAACAAGAAAAACAAAAGGTTGGATCAAAATAACGGGCTTGCGCTGAGACTGCGTGAGCCTTTTCTATTTCCACTTTCGGTACTAAATCGGACGTAACAGTGTGGTCGTCGCACACAAGGAGGGTTTTACCATGGAAGAAGTACAACAAACGGTCGTAGATACCTCGGTCGACGCGGGGACAGCGGAAGTAACAACACAGGAAACGCAATCAGAATCACAAACGGTCGAAACAACTGCGGTCGACGCGCAGGAAACGCATGATCCCAAGGTTGGCGAAGCTATCCGTAAGGAAGTTGAGAGACGCGAAGCCAAGTTAAAGGAGAAGTACGAGAACGAGAGCAAGACCGCCGCGCAACAGGCAAGAGACGCTTATATCGCTGAACAAGGCTATACGTGGAATGGTAAACCAATCACCACAGAAGCCGAGTACAGACAAGCGGAGAAAGATCAGGCGGCAATTGATGCGTATCGCGAACAAAAGTTACCCGATGACGTCATTGCTGAGCTTGTGGAAGGTAAGAAGTTCCGCGAGAAGTACACGGAAGCCGAACAAAAGAGCGCTGAACGTGCAAAGGTAGAGTCTGATTTCAGGCAATTTACCGAAACGTTCCCCGATGCCAAACCGGAGGATATACCAACCTCTGTATGGGCTGACGTGAACGCCGGGAAGAGCCTAGTGGACGCTTATACCAAGTACGAGAACCAAACGCTCAGAGAGAAGCTTGCGGCGGTTGAACAAGCCAAGCAGATTGAACAGCAAAACCTAGCGAATGCGGCTAGTTCTACGGGGTCAGTTACCGGGAATGGGACAGGAACACCAACACAATTCACACGGGATCAAGTTGAAAAAATGAGTCGTGCAGATGTGGACAAAAATTTCGCGGCAATCACCGCATCGATGAAAAAATGGTAAAGGGAGAGATAATCAATGGCAGTAACACCTAATTTCATTCCAACAATTTGGGATACACAGATTCTTCGCACTCTCGAAGATAATCTAATTGCAAAAAAGATTTGTTCTCGTAAGCCGGAAGGCGAAATTAAAAAACATGGAGATACGGTTAAATTCGGCGGTCTATCCGATCCGACAATCAGCACTTACGCAGGTTCTGTGTCGTATGAAGACCTGAAAGACGCTGGTGTAACGATGATCATCGATCAACAGAAATACTTTGCATTCAAAGTTGATGATGTCGACAAAGCGCAGATGAACATCGACGCAAAAGATAGTCAAGCAACGCGGGCTGGATATAAGTTGCGTGAAACTGCTGACACTTTCATTTTAAGCAAGTATGTAGATGCCAACCAAAGCGTAACGGCAACCATTACGACAGCCAACGTGCTTTCGAAAGTAGGCGCAGTCAGTCAGAAACTTGCCGAGCAAAACGTTCCGGAAAATGACCGCTTTATCATCCTTCCTCCATGGATGCAGTTGAAGTTGGAGCTTGCGGGAGTTAAATTCCAAATCAATACGGGTATCCAAGGAACTGGCGGCATGGCATGGGCGAAGGTTATGAACCTTGATGTATTCGTCACAAACCAAGTTGTCAATACCGGAACAGTAGATGTTCCAATCTCGCAATGCCTTGCCGGAGCTTACAACTCCATCGTTTACGCTGAACAAATCCTTGAAACAGAAATGATTCGCCTTGAAACCCAATTCGCTAGCGCTGTTCGTGGCCTTCATGTATACGGCGGCAAAACAATCCGTCCAGATTTGCTGGTAAATGGCGCGTTCACGTTCGGAGCAGAAACAGAAATTTAATAAACCTTGAAAGGGATGAATAGAACATGGCAGTAGCAGTAACTAACTCCAATATCACCGCTTATAACACAGTCACGACGATTACGGATAACCCGGCCACTTCTTCGGTTGTCGATGCAACAGAAGTATTTACGATCACGCCGACAAAACCGGACGGAAGAGTATTGATCGAGATTGAAAATGGGCCAACACACGGAACGGTTACGTATTCCATTGCGGCAGGTGGCTTCTGGGCTGCTGGATCTGCCCTGACGGGAAGTGTGGCGCAGGATACCAAGAGAGGCATTGTACTGGAAAGCGGAAAATACAAATCCGCAGCAGGTACGATTGCAATCACGTTTACCCCAGCAAGTGGAAAACGACTCTTGACGGATCACCTCTTGAAAATGCGTGTTACGCAATTACCAGGATAATAAACTCATGGATGGGGCGGGTACATTACCGCCCTTTTTTTTATGAAGGAGGCTTAAGATGGTCAAGTTTCTAGGGGAACCATTCCAACTCATTCGCTTTAACCCACCTATCGGGCTAGTTAAATACGTTCGGTTCGATGAAAAAGGCGAGTACACAACTGAAAATGAACGAATCATTAAACGATTTCACCACAATTTTGATAGTGTGCCGGCAGATGGTGGAACGGAAACACCGGAGTTGTCGGAAGATGATCTTCAACTGGAATGTCAAAAGCAAGTAGAAAAAAGGCAATACAACTGTAACCAATGCGATTTCACATCAGAAAATAAAGGTGTTTTATTGGCTCATAAAAAGACAGAGCATCCAAAGGAGGATTAATGTGAGTCAATTAGAGCAAGCAGCCGCACAATCATACTTAAATAATCATGGAGTAAATGGTGGCAAAGCTATAACAGGAACATCCAAGGTTTCACCAACGGCAGGTAAATACTTCTGTGCTATCGTAGCGACCGCCGCAACCGTAGTGGCTTCTCAAGAAAACGTAGCCGGATCAGACAACCCAGTACTCGGCCCCGTTCCAGTAGGAACAACGGTATACGGTAAGTTTTCATCGATCACGCTTACGAGCGGCACGGCAATTGGCTACTATGCCAAGTTATAGGCGGTGACTTATGGCAACGACAGCGCAACAGATATTTAATCTCACGATGGCGCTCATTGATGAGGTGTTAGATACCGGACTAATAAGTACTTCGGATACCGCCTCATATGCGGCAAAGACGCCGAGCTTGCTTACTCTACTGCAAACAGAGCTAATCAAGGCGGGGGACATATTCAGTACTTATGAGATATCTAACAAACCTATCAATAACCTTCTTGGTTATGGTGGAGAGTTCGATATCATGACGTTTGAAGGCACGGAGTTCTCGCGGGAATGCGAAGGATCTGCCAAATCGTACTATTTCGAGGTTGATAGAGTCGGTACGGTGTACGTGGAGGACTACAACGGCGCATGGAACACGCTGGCTACTGTAACGACTGCAAATACCCCAAGCGGATTTACAGCCTATAAGGGCGTTGTAGCCCCTTCTAGCGGCGCGACTCGTTCAAGGTTGAGATTCACAGGGACATATTACTATCGGACGGTCAATAGAGCGCTGTTCTCGGTTCCATTCGAAGCGATGGCAGACGTTCCAGACTATCGACCGTGGGTGAAGAAACAGATGCCCTTGGACTTCAAGAGCGTCAATGAGATCGTCAACGAATACCCAACACAACAGTATACCCAAGACGCTTCTTATAAGTGGGAAGGTCGCCGGGATCTTTATATGAGTTACTACTACGAAGGCAATATCCGGATTGTCTACCGTCCGGTTCCTTCGATGATTACTGCATTAACGGACACGATGCAAGTTGATGACGTGACCGCACGCACGGTTATGCCTTATGGATTGGCAGCTCACTTAATGCTAGACGAAAACCCTGCTACAGGCAGTTACTTCAATGGTCGATATGAGGACTTGAAGGCAGAAGCATCCAAAGAACCACCAGCACCAACAGAACAGATAGAGTCATTATACGGCGGATTTAATGGATGATTATACCAAAATATGCTATAATAAATAGGTGGGATAGGCTGATCACCGACAAGTTAGGAACTCTACCTAATTTCCCATGTAAACATTATTAGAGAACACTAAGAGGGTGTTGATATGCCAGAATTTAAAGATTTTACAGGTGAAAAGATTGGAAGATTGACAGTGATACGAAGAACTGAAAATGACAAAAAAAACAATTCTTTGTGGATCTGTGTTTGTGAATGCGGCAAGGAAACTGTTGTTCGAGGAATTAGGCTGAAAAATAAAGAAACATTGTCTTGTGGTTGTGTAAGAAGGGCTGATTTAACGAATCAGAGATTCGGCATTTTGCAAGTTATTAAATTTCATCATAGTGATGATAAGGGTGTAACTTTTTGGGAATGTTCGTGCGATTGCGGAAATAATAAGGTTATAAGATCCGGTGATCTAAAAAGAGGTTCTATAAAAAGTTGTGGTTGTTATGGAATTCAAACACGTGCCGACAGCATTCGAAAACACGGAATGACAGGAACGCCAATATACGCCGTTTGGCGTGGGACGAAACAAAGATGCGACGACAAAAATCACGAAGGATATGCCAATTACGGTGGTCGCGGAATTAAATATTGCGATAATTGGAAGGCCTTTGAGGGTTTTTATAATGATATGGGTGAGGCGTACCAAACTGGATTAACGATCGACAGAAAAAACAACGACGGAAACTACGAACCCGAAAACTGCCGATGGATTACTCAAAAAATGCAGTGTAACAACAAGAGGGACAATAGAAATATTGAATTCGATGGAATAGTCGATACACTGACTAATCACTGCGAAAAACATGGAATACCATTTCACACTGCAAAAAGTAGGTTGAATAGTGGGTGGAGTGTAGAAAGAACATTCAAAACCCCAGTACGACATAGTAAAAATAGAAGCGCCTAACGGTGCTTTTTTTATTTTCTGAATAGAGGTGAATCATGGCGACAGTTCAAGTGCCTAAGCAGGCGCCACCAACGACAATAGACATATTTCGGGGACTAAATGAGTCAGACTCAGGTGACACACAACTAGAGCTAGGCGAAGCTTCCACGATGAAAAACTTTCGATTAACTACCAATGCAAAACTAAGAAAGCGAGAGGGATATGCGGAATTATTCGACTCCTTGGGAGATTTTGACATACAAGGGATGTGGCATGGCAAGGTAGCAGGAACGCATTATCTCTTATTCGCTTGCAATGGAAACGTCTATAAGCGAGTCGCAGACGTAAATACCTCGATAGGAACTTTAACAGACGCAAAAACAACCTTTTTCTCGTTCAAAGAAAAGGTTTATATATTAAATGCCTCAGAATATTACTCATGGGACGGTACAACCTTCGGAGTTGTCGAAGGATACATTCCATTGATTGCTACTGCAACGCCTCCTACGGGCGGTGGAACGCCGAATGAGAGTTTAAACAACCTCACAGGCAAGAAACATCAAACATTCAGCGGAGATGCGGCGGCGGTTAATTACCAAGTCGCAGAAGCAGCCCTTACCAGTGTCGACAAGGTTTATGTAGGTGGCGTTCTCAAGACTGTAACAACGGATTATACAGTTAACCTCACGACAGGCGTGGTGACGTTTGTAGTCGCTCCAGCAACCGGGGTTGATAATGTAGACATCCAATGGACAAAAGGCACAGGAAGCCGCTCAGAGATTACAGGGTATAGATACGCAATGCTATTTGGTGGTCAGAACGATACGAGGGTGTTCCTGTACTACAATGGAACTAATCGATATATTTATACCGGCCTCGCTGCTGGTGTTCCGAGTGCTGAATATTTTCCCGCTCTTAACTACCGCGAAGTTGGATCGGATGAGTTCGCTATAACAGACATTGAACGGCAGTATGATCGACAACTAATCTATACAGACGGTGGAGAGACATGGTACAGCTACTACGACCCGATAACTTTAGAAAATGGCGATGTGGTAGCGGACTTCCCAACGTTTACACTAAACAATGCAGTTGGTAATATTGCACCAGGACAAGTCCAGCTCATTCAAAACAACCCCTTCAGTATTCAAAATGGGGTATACGAGTGGCAAGCAACTAACGTCAGAGACGAAAGAAATGTATCCTTTATCTCTCAAAAGGTCAGGCTTTCGATGCAGGAAATTGATCTAACTCAAGCTCTTACAGTCGATTGGGAGGCAATGCGGGAGTATTGGTTGGCGATTGGGAATCAAGTGTGGATATACAATTACAGATTAGGCGCGTGGTATCGGTTTGAGACAGCCGATGACATCACGTGCTTTTTAATTGCAGAAAATCAGATGTACATCGGCACTCCTAATGGTCAAATCATGAAGTTTGACGCCGATGAGACTAGCGACAACGGGACGGTTATAAGCGCTGTATGGGAGATGGGTTTTTATGATTTCCTTGCGGAATGGCTTCGAAAGTTCCTTAATCGTGTTTGGATATCGATTCAACCAGGTACGAGAGAGCGTGTTGACGTTTCATGGCAAACGGACAATAACGCATCAAGCGATGAAACTACTATTGAATACAGTTTTATTGATTTCGGCGATGTAGATTTCGATGATTATTCATTCCTCACGTATTATAATCCTCAACCATTCAGATTGAAAATAAAGGCAAAGAAGTTCGTATATTTTAAGTTAATCCTCACTGCCGATAGCCTAACGGCTAAAGCAACAATATTATCAATTAACCTATTGTCCCGAATGGGCGGACAAACGAAATGAGGTGGGTTTGTGGCAATTACTAAGTTAATTACTGATGTTAACAATGTTCAGGCTTTAGCTGATAGGCCTAATTCGAATGACGGATTGACCGCAAATGAATTAAAAGAAGTTTTCGATAAAGCTGGAGCAGACATAAAGGACTATATTAATAACATTTTAACGCCTGAGATTGACTCAAATTCAGGTTTGAATATAGGTATCGTCAATGTCATGTCATACGGCGCTAAGGGTGACGGAGTTACTAACGACACAGCATCCATTAACGCAACCTTCGATTCACTTGCGGGCGGTGGAGTCGTTGTTATTCCAGGTGGAACTTACATGATTGATGTTGTTACTGATTCAAGAGACAGACCATCAACAGGAGGCATTCGTGTCCCGAGTAACGTCACGCTTTTCATCCACCCTGATGCAACCCTAAAGGCGATAACAAATGATTCTGAAAAATATGCAGTGTTGAGACTTCTTGATGCTACAAATGTTTTAATTTATGGAGGCGGGACGATAGAAGGAGAACGGAGCACTCACACAGGTGTCGGTGGCGAGTGGGGTAACGGTATTATGATCAATGGTGGATCTGATATAACAATTGAATCAATAAATATCAAAGATTGTTGGGGGGATGGTATATTCTTCGGATCTGGAACAGGTTCGCTAGGTGATCCGTCCATAAACGTAAAAATTAAGAATGTAGTAATCGACAACGTACGCAGAAATGGCATTTCAGTAATTTATGGCGAACGACTAACGATAGATGGGTGTGAAATTAGAAACACCAACGGAACGGCACCTGAATGTGCAATAGATATTGAACCTGAGTTTTTGTCTGTAGGATATACGGTCAGGGGAATCACGATAAACAACTGCAATTTTATTGATAATAACGCTGATGGAGTGTTGGCCTTCTCGGAGGTGTATAACCTCACGATTAGCGATTGTTTAGCTAAAGGTAATAATCGAGGGTTTGTCCTATTCGGCACTAAAGGCGGTAAATTGGTCGGTAACTCCTGCAAAGAAAACACTCTTTCAGGAATTCATTTAGAGGGTTGTACTGTGGTAAGCGTAACTGCTAACGAAACAGTACTAAACGGGGAGAACGGCATTTCAGTTATCGGGAGCAGCGAGAAAAACACGATAACAGCAAATGTAAGTTCAAGCAATACAGGTAGCGGTATTTATGTAGGTGGATCGAGTAAAAATATTATTTCATCCAATATTACGAGGAGCAATGTACAACAAGGAATCCATCTATTCCAGTCGTTAAATAACGTAGTGAATTCTAATCTCGTTTCGGAAAATACTCAGAATGGAATCAGAGTGTTTTCCACTTCTACTGGAAATAAAATTTCAGGAAACTCAGTGTTTCAAAATGGATTAAACGGTATTGCAAATGACACATGTGGAGAAACTTCAATCCTAGAAAACGATTGTTATGAAAACTCCCAGACAACCAACTCAACCTATCACAACATATATGTGCTTGAATCAGCGGATTGTTCAGTCATAGGGAACAAGTGCAGGAAGGGCGCGACTACAAACAAGCCAGCAAGAGGAATATTCTTGTCTGGAGCTTCCACTAATCGCACAATCCTTAGTAACAACGATTGTTATTTAGGTGGTGTAAGTTTTGGAATAAATGTGGGCTCCGGGCCAACAAATACTTATAATGGCGGAAATAAGAATATTGATGGTGCTTTCAGCACAACGCCGAGTTAATGAAGGTGATTAAAATTAATAGGTTATATCACGCCCTATGGTTCCGCTATCATAGGGCGTTACTCAATTCTTTGACGGACAATCCGAACGTCGAAAAGACAAGAATGCACCATGAACGTAAAATGAACCGTCACAAGGAGCTTATATAATGAAAAAAATACTCTCTTTAATCCTGATTCTCATATTCGTCATCCCTTATCAATCCAGCGCCGGGGAACTCACAGACGAACAACAACGAATAAGCGGAATAGATCGCGCAATGAAAGCAACCGTAATGATTGAAATATTAGGTGATGGAATAATCCCGCTAAGCTACTCTAGCGGGTTTTTTGTTACCCAAAACACCATTATAACTAATCATCATGTAGTCAGCCGTGAGGGTTCAACGGGTATTCGAATCAGGATGTCGGACAATAAAGTTTGTACTGGAACTGTGGGATACCGGAATAAAGGCGTGGATCTAGCTCTCATTAAGACTGATTGCACAGCGGAACCATTGGAAATCGCAGACTATGCAGTACTAGGCCAAGACGTATTCGTACTCGGATCGGCTAAAGTGGATTTCGCAGTTAATGCGGGTATCGTGGCTAAGCTAGAGGATAAGCAACACATCGTAGCCAACGTATTTGCTACTCACGGAAATAGCGGGGGCGCAATGATTAATTCTGACGGCAAGGTCGTCGGCGTTGTGAGAGGAAGCGAAGATGCTGAATACTTCGTTTACGGAATCCAGATTAAGCACATAAAATACTTTTTAGAACAATCGGGGGTGTTGTAATGGCGGCCTACAGTTATGCTGATGAAAAAGCAAGGAAGCAAGCCGCAGGAATACCGCTTAACAATGGGGTGAAAGCCACAACAACCCCGGCTAAACCCACTTCTACAGGCGGCATGTCGCAAGCTCAGATAGATGCTGAGATTAGACGCAAGGCTAATGAGGGCATAGCGTTAAATAAACCCACAGCGGATAGGCAAGCGATGTATGACGAAGTAAGAGGAAATTTAACAAACGAGGTTTACCGTAAAGCAGACAACGGAATCCCTTTGGCGGGAAGTAGTGGTTACAATCAATCGTTGTATGATGCAAGATTAGCCGCTAATAAACAACCGGAAGTTAATGCAAGCGCTATGGGGACAGGATCGGGAAACGCCGGAACACCTCAATCATTCATTGATCAACTAAACAATTCAAGATTAAACGCCACTCTAGCCGCACTCGGTAAGTCACGGGATGCGGCTTTGTCGAATCTAGGGGCTGAAAAGGGCGCGATTGCCCCTAAATATTACGACCAACGAAACCAAGTGGCTGCCGGCGCACAACAACAAGCTCGCAACTTCGCTGAGTTTATGGCGGCTAGAGGCGGTACGTCGTCCGGTGCTAACGCTCAAGCTGAATTGTCCCGTAACATGACCACACAAGGCAACCTAGGCACTCTAGGGCGGCAAGAGGCGCAAGCATTCACGGACATAGAGCGTAGAACCTCAGACTTGCAGAACGCCTACCAATCCGACGTAGCAGGAGCTACAGCGGGCGTTGAAGCTGATCGTATGCAAGCGATGCTCCAAGACTATTACAACGAACAACAACGTCAATTACAGATTGCAGGACTCACAGGAGTCTATAACGATCAGAAGACGCTCGGAGGAAGATCCGCTGACCTCGCACAGCAACAATTCCAATATGGTCAAACACGCGATACTATTGGGGATTCCCAATGGCAACAACAGTTTGACCTTAACAAGCAACTTAATGAACGAGACTATAACTATCAGGTCGGACGGGATGATATAGCTGATTCACAGTGGGCGCAACAGTTCAAAGAAGAAGTCAATCAAAATGGAGTTCAGAATGCTTTAGCGCGAGTGAAAGCTAGTTCTAGTGGTTCTGGTGGAACTAAAGGGCTATCGCTTGCTCAGAAGATATCCATTTGGAAGATCAGCGGTGAAGCTCCAGAGGGTATACCAGGAGTCACGCCGGGCGCTAAAGTATATGACGAAGTAGCTGCAAGAAAAGCCGCTGAGAAATCCGGTGGAGTTAAGCTGTGGGATGCCATTAAAGGTGTCTTAGGATCTGTTAACAATGCGGCTGGAAATGCTTCCGGTGGTGCAAGTGATGCAGATATTAATCAGTACCTCAAGTAGGAGGTGACAAAGTGAGCGCGGAAAAACTATATCAGCAAGTAAAAACGGGCAAGGTTAAACTCGATGATTTGAATGATGAGGGTAAAGCCGCTCTAAAGTCATATATGGCAACAAAACAAGAAAAGCAGAAGGAAACCCTTGTCAATACAGGAAAAACACTGGTTAGCACGGCTAAGAAAATAGGTGACAAGATAGGCGGGGATCTCAAAACCGCCTTTTCTGTTGCCCAAGAACGAGGGAAAGCTGTTCAAGCAGAGAAAAAAGCTAAGGAAGAAGCGTTCCAAGCTTCTAAAACGCCATACGAAAAGTGGTACGACAAAAACATTGCCGATACTAAGGTAGGAAAGGTTCTAGGATTGGCTCAGAAAGCCGATAGAACCGTGTCCAATGTCAAGGCTGGCGTATTAGATACTGCCTCTATAGGAGCCACACAGGGACTAGGAAGAGCGGCTACCAGTAACATTCCCGAAGGCGAAACAAACCTTAAACCAATCTTTGACGAACGCTTAAAGGGAACTGATTACAAAGTCGGTCAAATTGCGGGCTATGTGGCTCCCGGTGTGATTGCTGATAGAGCGGTCGTTAAACTGGGTGGTCAGTTGCTTCCGAAACTTCCAAAGGTCATGCAAGGGCTTGTCAGGGGCGGCGCGGTAGGGGCATTAGATACAGCAGCCCAAGAAGGTGGAGACGTTGCATTCCGCGAAGGCACTTTCGATCCTGCAAATGTAGCCTTAGGTGTGGGTTTAGGTGGAGGTCTTGGTGCGGCGGTTCCTGCTGTTGGAAAGTTAATTCAGAAGTTCAGAGCTAAACCTAGCAATGTCGCTCCGGAAGTTGAACAATCCGTTAGGAACGCGTTTGAAGGAAAAGCAATGAGTAATCTTCGGAATGCTACTCAGGATCAATACGTTAATCGTATCATGGGGCAGATTAAAGACGACGTTTACCAACGTATGACACCACCTTTAGAAAATCCAAACGAGTTAGCCAAGTGGGTTAAGAGTCATATGGGAGACGATATTTCTCTCAATGAAATTAGAAAGTTAACCTATGATGACTTGGGCGAACTAGCGAATGAAATTAAGTCCGGCATCAAAATGTACGATGTGGCTAATTCTGTTGCAAAAGAACGAGGATTTAATCTTGATGATATATTCGCGGGTAAGCTTCCAAGCGTGAAGGAAACTGTTGCTCGTGACGCTTCAAGGAGAGCATACGGTGTCGGTGAAGCCCCTAACATTAATATTCAACGAACGATTCGTCCGGAAGGGCCGCAAATCCCTAGGGGTGAGACGCCACTCCCGCGAACAACTCCCGTTGATAACGGTACGCCTTTGAATTCTTCGCCAGGAAGACAGCCACAGCCCATCAAGTTAGACGATGAGGTAAGACAGTTTAACGAAAGTGGCGCAGGGAATGCGGATACGTTCGGAAGCAAAATAAGTAATGCACCAAAGGACAAGAAAGGTTCAATCAGTAAGTGGTGGGAAAAGACGCGCACTCAATTAGTCGATGACCTCGCACCTCTAGAAGGGCTTGAGAAGCGTGTTTCTGGCTCCGTAGCAAGCGCAGAAGATAGCTTGTATAAATCTGGACGGATGTTCAAGGGAACGCCTGAGAGAGCCGCTCAGATCGTACAGGATAGACTATCGCCAATCGTTAGAAATGTTGAAAAGTCAGGTAATTCTGCTACGGATCTCGGTAAATACGCCCTTGCGAGACATGCGAAGGACGTCAATGATGCCGGACTTCAATCTGGTTTTACGAATGCTGAAATCGACGATGTTTTAGCAAGGTATGGAACTCCTGAAATGGAAGCCGCACGGCAAGAACTTGTTCAGGTCAATAAGGATATGTTGGCTGAGCTTGTTGATAGCGGAGTGGTGAGTAAGGAATTAGCTAGCGTGCTAAACGATCGTTGGAAGAACTACATCCCTTTATTCCGCGCCTTTGATGATGAGAGTGTAGATATAGGGGCAGGCTTGTCTAATTCGCTTGCGAATGTAGCGAGTCCTATAAAGACGCTTAAAGGCTCCAGACGTGCGGTTATTGATCCTCTTGAGAATATGGTTAAGAATATCGCCCAATCCATTAATGCAGCAGAAAGAAATAGAGTCGCTTCCCAACTTCATCGGTTACACGAAATAGATACACAAAGCAACTTCATTCGTAAATTAGGAGAAGGTGAAGAAGTAGGGAGGAAGAATGTAGTTAATGTTAAACACGACGGAAATAACGTTAAGTATGAGGTAGAACCAGAGGTCTATAAGGCTCTACTTAACCTTGATAAAGAATCCTCAAACATGATCACCAACATTCTCTCCAAGCCCGCTTCATTACTCCGTGCAGGAGCTACGTTGACACCTGAATTCAGCTTACGGAATCCTATGCGGGACGTTGTACAGGCTTTTGTGGTCAGTAAATCGGGGTTTAACCCTATTACCGATTTTGGTGCAGGATTGATTCAGAGCATTAAAAAGGGGCCATTGTACAAGGAATGGATTGATAACCTCGGTGCCTACGGAAATGTAATGTCGATGGATCGTAATGTACACCGTCAAGCCCTTGAAAAGGTGTTCAAGGAGCCTCTATCCAAAAAGTTCGTTAATATCGTTACAGGTAAGTCGTTGGTAAGGGCGCTACGGTACATTACAGATACCACGGAGTCAGCTACAAAGATAGGTGAGTATCGCGCAGCTCTCCGTAAGGGCGTCACTAAGCAAGAGGCGGCATATCGATCGAGGGATATCATGGATTTTGCTAGGGCCGGATCCGGTGTCCGTCAGGCTAACAAGATGGTCGCTTTCCTTAATGCGAATATCCAAGGTAAGTCAAAGTTGATTCGTGCCATAAAAGAGAATCCATCCGGGACCATTGCTAGGGCAGCCACAGCCGTAACCATTCCGACAGTCGGTATTTATGTTCTTAATAAACAATTCGCAAACGATACACAGCGCGAAACGATCGACAATGCGCCGGATTGGATGCGGAATTCCTTTTGGCTCATGGCGATACCTGGAACGGATGTTGTGGCTAGGATTCCGAAGCCTTTCGATCTTGCGGCCATCTTTTCCAACCTTCCTGAACGGGCATTAGATTTCACATTTGAGAACGACAGGGAAGCATTTGACGGGTTCATTAGTCGGACATTGAAAGAATCAGCCTTACCAATGCAGATATCCGGTTTAATGCCGTTTATCGAAGGTATGGCTAATTACTCCTTTTTCAGAGAAGGAGATATCATCCCGCAGCGCGAACAAGGTTTGAAATACTCTGATCAATACGATCCGGTCAGGACTACCGAAGCAGGGAAATTCATCGCTTCTGGCGTTGAAAAGATAACCGGAGGTAAAGGGGCATTTAAGAACTTCTCATCCCCAAGAGTTATTGATAACACAATTCAAGGATTGACCGCAGGACTTGGTAAATATGGTACGGATGCAATCGATTCCATCCTCACAGGAATTAGAATCCCGTTTACCAATAAGAAGATTACACCTGCTATTGTCGATCGTCCGAGTGCGCCGGCGAAGAGCCTTGAACAGAAGCCTTTTGCTAAAGCATTCCTTGTGGATCCTAATCAAGGCGGCAAGGATATGGACAAATTCTATTCGGAGATCGATAAGCTTAGTGAGGAAAAAGCATCAAGCAAGCTGAACGAAGAGAACTTCGGTTATAGCAAAAATTATTTACTAAAAGAACTTAACTCAGCTTCCGATGATGTAAGTGATATTAATAAAGAAATTCGCGCAATAGAGAAAGATCGGTTGCTAACCCCGCAGCAGAAGAAAATGAAGATAGACCGATTAATAACCGATCGTAAGAAACTTGTTAAAGATGCGGTTGGACTTATCAAATAGGTGGTGATTCATCTGTCTGTCTGGAAAGACAAAGGATTCTGGAAATCGGATATAAGCATTGCTCAGAAAGTGCTGTTATCACCCATTTGGTTAGTTTCGATGGTATACACAGGCTTTTTATACGCTCTCTGTTCGCTCATCACACTATGGTTCATTTACTCAGCTTTAATGTTCATAATCGATTTATTCTAAGGCTCCCTAATGGGAGTCTTTTTTTGGAGGTATGCCATGATCAGCATGGTCACAAAAATATGTAAATGCCATGAAGTACCGGAGGATAAATGCCACTTCATACGCACTCTAAGGGATCTTAGGGCTGATAGGTTCGCGGATGAAATGGTAGAAGAGAGGGAAGTTCCATCTATGCCTTCCTAGAATTCATTCATGGTGTCATAAAAAGCGGCATTTCATGGGCGACCACGATTGCCGCTATTCTTGCGTGGCATAAATGGAAGTCCGGGCGCGAGGCGAAGAGGATGAACAGAATTATGCTTGCTGAAATTAGAGCCATTAGAGAGGCGCTAGGGGGTTCACAGTGGGATGTAGAAAAATCAAATTGGAACGTAGATGGGGACCGGAATACGTCAAAATTGCCATGGGCGGTTATGTCCCGTGTGGATACTGCGGTAGAGTCCATACTCCAAATGAGCATGTTATCGAAATTCAAGGAAAACTCATTCAAATCGAGGGGGATACAAATGAAGGAATATCTGAGGAGCCTAGGACGCACTAAATTCATTGCATTCATGATCGCTACTTGCACGAATGTCGGACTCATTATCGGTTATGCACTCAACGTTCAGGACATCCAAACCCAAGTAACCGCATGGGCGCCTGTGTTCCTTGCGGTTTCTCAACTTCTTGCCGGGGTTGTGTATCAATGGGTAGAGGGTTCGAAAGACAAAGCTGTCGCTGTTGGTGCGGCTCAAATAGAAGTGGCAAAGGCTAATGCGGAGGGGAAACCGCCTGAAAGCGTTCCCGCAGCAGTATCCGATATCGAAAAGTCATACCACGGGGAGTAACTTATGATTGCAATCGAAAAGAAGATACTTGGTGGTCATGAAGGCCGTGCCGGACACAAGCCAATTATCATAGTTAACCACGTTACTGTAGGCGGTGAGGGCTCGGTAATCAACACGTTCTCAAACCTTGCTAATAAGGTATCCTCAACGTTCCTAAACTGCCGTGACGGATCAGTAATACAGTTCTGTGAGTTTACTTCGCGCCCTAAAACAAACGGTATCATACGATCTCCTAGGTCGCCTATAGTCATTCAGATGGGAAACCTTAATCCTAACTATTATTCCGTCACCATCGAGAACGAAGACGCTTATAACGACGATACGCCGGGCGTAGACGGTCAGTTAACGGATGTTCAATTCTTTAATCTTTGCTGGCTCCACAAATACATTCAAACTGAGGTTAAGCGGATCTACAATAACACGATCCCGTTAAACTCTTCCCACGTCCTCGGTCACCGAGATATCGATTCTATAGGAAAGTCGCTGTGTCCCGGTAATAACTTCCCAATGAATCGTTTACTCGCCGAGCTTGCCATAGCCGATAAGATGACTTTGGAAGCTTACGAGGAACGTCTAGAGTACCTAAGAAACCCGTCCGCACAATACGTCAAAGCCTTTGCCATAGCCAAGCGTATAGAAAGCCTACACAGCGGACTAGGAGAGCCTAAGTACGGCAACGAGCGCAGACGTAAGCTAACTCTTTTGCTGTCCGTAGAAGGGATTGCAGACGTAGACAAGCTTAAAGTGAGGGTATGCGAGGACTTATATGGGAAGCTGAAGACGTTGAAGGAAGCTAATCGGAAGCTTGAGTTGTATCATGATTTTGCAGAAGAGAATCGCTTACTCTAGCCTCTTCGGAGGCTTTTTTATTTTACTATTAATGAGCTATTCGGCTCACAATATGTTATAATATGGTTGAGGTGGTATCATGAACTATATGGGCATAGGCGAGGCAGAAAAGCTATGGAACATACCTCGCGCTACATTAAAGAGAATGTGTATAGACAAACGTTTGGTTGCTGAGAAAGTCAGTGGGCGTTGGCTAATTGATAAGGATCAGAAGAAACCGGAGAAGATGAGGGGGATATAATGAAGCTTAGCGAAATGACATACAATCAACTGCTCGATGAAATCGGTTATTGTGAGAGTAAGAAAGAGGCTTTGCAAGAAAAGATTTATGAAATGTCGGGAGAGCTAAAAAGAAGAAGGAATACAAGTTCGGTTAACCCATCCTATACTATGAAGGAGAGGGAGAAATGAGACGGCGTTATATGATTTCATGGAGATGTAACGACACTACTGGACGTGATATATGGGTTATGGAGCGAAGAGGTAATATTAATTCAGCGGATATCAAGAAGTTAGAACGAACTCTAGCAGATAAATGGGGATTGAAGGTTCCAGTTACTCTCACACACATTTATCCGATAAATTAATTATCCTAATCCATAAGGAGGGAAAGAGATGGACAAAATAATCGCTACGACAATTGATAATAAAGTAATGGTATTCAATTCAGAAGAAGAGTATCGAGAGTATGTTGATAAACTAATGTTGAGAGTGCTGGACAATGGATTCTCTACGGACGGATACAAGAAGGAAGAGTGGGTGGGCTCATGAAAGAAAAAACAATCTACATCATCCACGACATAGGCAAAACAGAACTAACACCAGAAGAAGCAAAGGAACAATTAAGCGATGTTGAGTTACCACCTAATATGAAGAAGATTATAGAGGGGATGGATGAGGAATGAGTAAGTTAGAGGAAATAAAGCTTCAACTAGAACTTTGGGATAACCAATACCCGTTAGACCCTCCGTCAGACAAACGCGCTGAGATTCTCTACGAAACAGTCAAACTACGAGCAAATATATTTAAAGATAATGCAGTTGAACATGTCCGTACCCTCCTATCACGTTTAGAGATAGCGGAGAAGGCGTTGGAGGAAACACACAAACATGGCGGTTCTCAAATAATGAAGATTTCAAGTGAAGCGCTCCAACAAATCCGGGGTGGATAAAACCACCCTATACCCTCGGTATCTCTCCCCCGGCCGTAGTCATTACTTTATATTCTGAAACGTATTCCCCACTCAGCTCCGCATCCATAATCTCCTGCAAAGTGACTTCCATATCCTCGCGCATCACCTTGCGCTTAACCCCATGCCTACCCTTTACACCACGCTTATTCGTACATACGTATATAACTTCGTCTCCATCATCCTCGAACCATACGTGTACACCGAGAGCGCGTAACTCCTTCTCAGTAGCCTTCAACCGATCCCGTAACTTCCCGCCAAATAGCTTTACTCCAATCTTTAGCATATCGTTGAGAGCGATCCTAGACGTTGGTAACCATTCTATTGTAGATACTGCTTCTTTAATGAGGTAATGGATGTGTAGGTGCTGGCGTATTAGGTTAGTTTCCGTTTCGTTCATGTGCTGCACCTCCACTTATATAGTAGAGATATATCGTACCACGAACGAACGTTCTTATACATACCATTAAAATGTGCGCTTAAAGAAGTCTAGCTTTGCCTAGAATATCACTAGCGCATTAATCTGCGAATCTATACCCCATGATTTTCCATCCGCTATCGAACATTAGGACGATTGCTGAGAATAGATTTTGTACTTGTATCTTCCGCGTTTCGTATGATAGGGAATCCCATTTCTCCGACATTTTTATTATGTCTGAAAGGAAGTCTTTACGAGTTCTTGAAGAGGTAGGAGAAAATTGCTCTAACTGGCTCAACTCATTTTCCCATTTTGTTATTTTAGAGTTCTCTTCGTCCATCAGCTTCTCATACATGTCGAAGTCGAGCTTGCCTGATCCCATAGCTCGGGTGTAGTTCATTTTCTTAGCTGCGCTTTCTTCGATTAGTTTGCGTGTCTTTTTAATTTCTTTCTCGGGATTCTTATCGTCAACTTTCTTTTCCGAATCTGGCGTATCTAATTTAATCCTGGTTAGCAACTCAAGGAACAATTCATTTATTTTCAATTCGTTTATGCGGGGATTGGGGCAATTGTCGAATCGGTTACCGGAACAAACATAGTATCTGTACTTCTTACCGTCAGCCCCTTGTGATCTTCCCGTTAAGCTCCTGCCGCAGGCCGCACATTTAAGGATTGCAGAGAAAGGAAATTCAAATCCTGATCGGGACATCGATCGTTCTCCTTTGCGTCGAATAATCCTTTGGGCAGTCATAAACACATCTTCGCTAACAATAGCTTCGTGACGATCCTTAACTATGATTCTATCACTCTCGTCATCACCTTTAGCCTTCCAGTGCGTAGCGCCTATATAAGACCAGTTAGAAATGATAGTGCCTATTACCATGTGTCGCCATACGCCGCCCTTAGGAGCCGACACAGGAGTTCCGTCGATGCCTTCTGTGTTTAACTTGTGCGCGATCCACTGGAAACCTTTTCCCGAGATATACCAAGAGAACATCTGCCTAACGACACGAGCCTCAGGTTCGCTTATGACGAGTGTTAAATCTTTGTTGGCACTATAACCGAACGGAACTGATCCTGTCATTCTAAGCCCGTTCTCGGCACGTTTGCGGACACCTTTGTAAACTTCCTCAGATAGATTCTCTCGATACCATTGAGCGAATATCCCCAACATATACACAAACATCCTGCCCATGGCAGACGATGTATCTATATTTTCCGAAACGGATACGAGTCTTATTTCCTTTTTGTCGAACAACATCAATAAACTGTGCAAATCTCCAATGTTACGAGTAAGCCTGTCCAATTTATGCACAACAACGATGTGGACAACATTTTTATTAACATCAGCTAGCAGCCTTTTCATGTCCGGTCTGTTTAAGTTCTTACCAGACTTGCCAGGATCGATGTAAGAGCCTCCGAAGTCCCATCCTTGGGATTTGATAAGCGATATATTCTTTTCGTTCTGTACCTCAAGGGAGAAGCCCTCACGCGCCTGTTCTTCCGACGATACCCGTTCATACGAGACAGCTATCATGCTGCACCTCCTGTAAATATATGTTGAAAAATGGAAGTTTAAATCATAATATGTTTAAGGGACATCCTTTCCTACCTAGTCGGCATAGTTTGAAGCTGAATGAGGGCGGCAACAGCT